ATAGTTCTCCCAATCCATTCCCGGGTTTAATTGGCCCTGTATATATTCCTTAAATTAATTAATTGAACATCCTAAATCCGACACAGCAGATACATTTTTATTATTTATCATTCCGTGATAAGCTTGGTTTAACCTAGAGCGTAGTCTTTTCTTAATCGCATATTGGATATCGGTTCTAAGTTTACTCGCATTGTACTTTCTTAAACGCTCCTTATACACAGACGAAGTTCTTCTATATTCTCTTTCTTTATCTTTATATTCTTTGGTTTGATGATATTTAGCGTTGAACATCTTCTTACATTGTTTACACTGAGACTGTAACCCAGATTTAGTCCCCTTATCTTTATTGAAAAGACTTATATGCTTTTTTACTTTGCATTTGGAGCATGTCTTAAACATTTAAAAACCTAGAAGGAGTACGAGTAAGGGGAGAATCCAGTCCTCTGGCTATAAAGCTATATACTTCCTGAATTGGCTCTCCAGTGGTGGCGCACTGAAGAGCATGGCCCGTAATATGAACTTCATTCAAGATCTTGAGAGTATGACTGCTCAAAACCTCATCTTCCACAGATCTTTCTTTAGCATAGTTCCCGAAGGCAATCATTATATCGAAAGAGGGTAGATTGTCAGCAGGGATAACATCATACTGCCCTGTAGGCTTATCTGCAACACCCCAGAAGTATTGCTCCAAGAGATTTGCCTTGGCATCGAAATCTGCATCTGCAAGAGCGTTATTCTGGATTGGGAGAGCTAATGGATCCACAGCATCTAGGGTCTTAAGGGATACGTCTTTCTTGTAGATATCCTCTAGGAACTGAGAGAAACTATTTCTATCAATTCCTGCCCCGGATCCATCTTTTGCAGTTGCTTGACTTTTCTCAAGATACTTAGTAATAACTTGGTTCAAGAAGTTAGTATGGGTATAGTTGATAGAGAAAGCGCCATGAATGATCTGAGTTCCCTTGGCAACAAGATCCCACTTCTGGGACTTATACCCGTAGAATGGTCTCTTGGCCTGGCTCATCTCATACTGGATCATAGATACATCTGATAGCCATGTGTCGCCTATAAAGATGGCGACCTGACTTCCACAGAAGTAGTCGGTGGTATATTTCTCAAAGGGACCATTAGAAATAGACTGATCACTAAGTACAGCATTTGGCCGACTAGCTTCGGGTCCATTCCGTAGGAACAGAGTGTTCTGCTTTAAGATGCTAGAGACGTAGGATCCTGTTCCCATTAGATATGACCTGCCTTTACAGTTCCAGTTGAAGCGTCAAACTGGAAGACAGTATCAAGGACTAAGAGTCCGGAATCTCTAATAGGTCCTCCCCCTAGGCCTGGGTACATAACATCCATATCCTTGGCCACAAAGCTATGGACCGATTCAGTATAAATATCGTTGATAGACATCGTCTGGCTTTCATCTACAAGACGAACACCATAGATGTTTAACTGTGCCTGATGGCCATATTCATTGATGAAGATACAGCTGATATCGAACGGGACCATCTGATCGCCCAAAAGTGAGTAGGACTTTTCTCCAAGTCCCATATCTAGTTTAGCTTTAGACTGAGCAATGTTCCATAGGGCATATCTATCGAACACCGTAAAGACCAATGTACCAGCGAGGGTACGAGGTCCCGCGGTGAAGTCAAGAGGATATGTCGATCCCAATCCTCTTACTGGGAATCTTTCCCGGTGAATAGAATAGGTTAATGTTTGAAGATTACCAATAGTTACAGCTGATTGCCCCTCCGTATGGACGACTGCTCTTAGGTCGCAACCTGAGAACGAGTTATTAGAGCGGGAATACTTCCACGAAGAAGGCTGTGGGAAAGTATCTCGCTGTGCATTCAGAATACTATTGGATAGATCATTAAACCATCTAGCCATGTGAATTTACCGAGGAGGGATAGGAATGGCAGGGGACTGTTAGATCCCCCGCCACACCTTGATACGACTGAGTAATACTGGTAGGACTATAGACTTAGAATCCGGTTTCGACCAAGGACGGAACATCAGCCAAGTTCAGGCTTCCACCCGCATCCAGGATATCAATTCCGGTTCTGCCGCCCTCTACAGGACGCCAGCCAGTGTACTCGCGAGCAACGTAGGTGAAAGCCATCTCGTTGACAATATCATCAACCGAGATACCAGAACCTTCGTTGAGGATTTCTGCTCCGAGGATAGACATCGTTGTAACCTGTCCAACCTCGTTGGCTCCAGTGATAGTGACATCAAACGGTGGAATCTGGTCCGCATAAGTCGGGGTTGCCAGGAATGCCACGGCGTTGCTGTCGATCTGATCAATAGAGACCGGTGCTGTTCCATATACGCGACGACGAATGAGATTCTCATCCGAACGAGCAACGTAAACGGACTTGTTCATAACACGGTGTAGAGCGTGACGGTCGAACAGGATAAATACCATTGATCCTGCGATACCACGCTTACCACGAGAGAAGGAGGCTGGGTTAGCGCTACCCATAACGTAGATCGGAGCCTTCTCCCTCGTAATAGAATACGAAACGCCCTGGATCTCTCCAATACGCTCGTTATCAATGTGAACAACCATATCCACACCAGAGAACGAGGTATACGTCTTCGTATACTGTGAGGTCTGTAGATCCGCCATTTGTGTTTACTCCTTCTCTTAGCTTGCCTTCATGTTAACGACGAACTTGATCTTGCGCGTCTCGAAGTTCGGGACGATCTCGAGTTCAATGTTCATCTTGCCCAGTGTCTTCTCTTGATCACTTGCGGTGATCTTGAAGTTAAAGCTCTTGAGAGCCGTACCGACCATCTTGCCGAAGGCCTTACGGAGTGCAGTCTCGAGAGCAGAACGCATAGCGTCACTGTTAGGCTCGCCGATGAACGGAGTAGCGATAGCGCGTGCAGTCTTTGCAACAGCCTTCACGATCCGATGTACCTGGATACGAGCATAGCTGGAAGACGGCAGAGCAGCAGTCGGGGCATCCGTTACAGTAACGGCGTTGTTGGTGATCTTGAAGGTAACGTACTTGACGTTGGATCCCTCTTCATTGTCACCCAGCGGAGTTCCGCCATCAAGCTTATCTAGCTGGGACAGAGACTTCCGATAGCGGAGTCCGGCTACACCAGAAAGAGACTTGTTGGTTGGAGCACTGTGAGGTGCAAGACTGGATACCAGAGCAGCATAAGCTCCTGCTCCACCTGGCTTGACCGGAGCTACGCTATCAATGGTAGGATTATCGGGATCTTCAGTAGTGTAGGTTCCGACTCCCTTGTTAGCATAGGCTCCATTGGAGTAGATAGGCTCTTCTGCGACGATGCTGATGTACTTGCCGATATCGACAGCATAGCCGTCACGATCTTCGGCAATCTCAGACTCAACAAGAGGAGGCAGGCCATACTCGACTGCATCCGCTGTGAAGTTAGCCTCGAAGAATCCTGGCAGGATGGTGTATCCTGGAGTTCCAGATGGAGCGCCTACCATATAAGGCTCGCCTAGAAGACCAGTTCCACTTGCCGTGATAGTATCGAGATCAGGATTATCTGGGTAGGAGTGGGTAGGTTCAGTTCCAACATACTGAGCGACAGCCAATAGGCTTCCGGAGATCGCCGGCTCAACGTTGATAACACCATCACACTCGTTGTTCTGCGTGGACATCACATAGCAAGCATGCGCAAGCTGGTATGCGAAGTTAGTAGGACGGCCAGAAACATCAGTTCCATCCTCACCAATCACATCGAAAGCCATTGCATCGACAGGCCACAGGATATCAGCAGCCATATAATCTCTGAGGATATCGTACGCATATCCTAGAGCGCGGTAGTAGTTGGCTTTGTTGATCACATAGCGGCCATTTCCATCCGACGTAAAGATCGGATAGGAAACTTCGGTCTCTGGATCGACGTATACTGCTTCGCCCCACTTACCAAGGTTGAATACGGAAACGCGATTCGATCCGCCTCCCAAAACTTCATGACATGCGCGGGAAACAGACGAACCATCCGAAGCATAACCATACAGATAGTCTGCTTCGTTTGGCTTATTGATTCGAACAGCCTGATTAACGTACTGACTCAGACCGTTCTTTTCACCTCTGGACTCCCCTGCTGCAGCGAAACCAATAACAACGACGAGGTCAGTTGTTGACTGATTCTGTGCTACCGCAAGGCCACCATCTACTAGCTCCGTCTCGAAGACGGGTAGGTTTACAGACCGGGCCATTAAAATCCTCCCTATGGAGACTGTTAGCTCTCAACTAATGTTGAAGTACTTAGTGAATTGACCCCTGAGATGATCGGAGCGAGATCAACGTCGTCCGTTAGTCCGCTAGGGTCTACACCCGTTACGCTGTGAATAAAGAGATCTTCCTCTTCATTCAAGCTCCGTTCAACGCTAAGCTCAAGGTCAATTCCTGAGATCAGTTTCTGAGGAATCGTGTAAAATTCCTCTGTCTTGACAAGATACTGTAGTGAACGTACCGAAATATCATCACGCCACTTAGTAATATCTTTGTCGATACCTCTCTCCCAGAACTGAATCTTCTGGAAGCCTTGCTTCATAATGGAGCCCTTAAAGAACTCCATGAATTGCTTGAACCAATCCGCGAGCAAATCTGCACCGCGACCAGTTGAACTCCAACAATCGAATTGGACTAAGTTATCCATTTCGTTTGTGTGAACTCCGTAGGCGACTCCAGGATGATTGTGGGAGTAAAGATTCTCTTTCCACAAAGATGCCCGGATCTTTTCAGTTCCAAAGGCCTTCTTGTATCCTGCCGGCGCTTGGTACCTTAGTGTAAAGGTCACCAGATCGCAGAATGGATGCAAGAAGTAGTAGTCGTCTAGAGTCTTTATATCCTTAAAGTCTATTCTCGAGGAATCATTGGGACTCGTCATTGGATATCCCATTACAAGCGGAACCCAAGTCTTCTTATCCCTCTTCAGGAATCTCTCCTGATAGATCTTCATCCCTCTAAGAACTAGTGTAGAGAAATCATCTACACTTCCAGCTCTATCCATCTTCGTAGCCGGAATATCCGGATACGTCATTGTCAAAGGTTCTGGAGTAACAACCCCATTGTTAAGATCTCTTGTTCCAAAGTAAGGAGACATTACCACCTCTCCTTCTCACAAGCCGCCTTGACAAATTCAACTCGACCGTTATCGGCCCTATATATTATAAGCTGAACTATCTTAAATTTCTCTTTATAGTTGACTTCTCCTGTGTTTTGTGGTACGGAGCCATCAACTCCTAGAGAAACCTCGATAATCTTGTCTATAGACTTTATATTACCGAAAAGCCTATAGTCGAAATAGTAGTTAAATCCGTTAATAGCCACGGTTCCTGGAGTGGCCTCTTCCAGATTGCTAAGAACAGCGTTACTATTACCGCCGATCTCGGATCTCCACGCTGTTACAGGAACGTCAGAATAGGTATACCCTTCCCCATGGCAAATGGAGCATTTAGGGTCGGGCTTCCTATACTTTTGTCCTCGCTCCTCCTGTATACAGGGACACACTTGATCCATCTTTCTTAGCATGATCGTATGACCTTGAGCCTTCTCTTTCCCATCTCCATAGAGAATCTTTGACATCTCGGCTCTTAGGTCAATACCAGTCCCACCTGATCCGGATACAGACCAGGCTTTTGTCGCTCCTATGTTTCCTCCCCATTTAATGGACATCTAACCCTCTTAAGCGTTAGGACTACTAGACGACTCAGTTGTTGAAGTTCCACTGATGAACGATGTTCTCTTTGGAGGCTTCGCACTATCGTTAAGGCCCCACTGTACTTTAAGGGCAGGGATCCAGCGAGAACGTCCGGTGATATAATCCTCGAACTCCTTGATTTCTCCCTTGATACCCTTCTTCGGATTACCTTCAAGCTGCTCAAGAAGAGGTCCAACCGTACCAGCATAAATATCGCCGGCACCTTTGGAAATCTTAAGATCTGCAAGAGTCTTAGAAGCTCCAGGACCACCAGCACTCAAGATGCTGTCCGTGTATCCCAAGAACTTAGCTCTTAGAAGGTCGTACCATGTCTTTGCAAGAACATATCTCTTTACATAAGTCGGAGGCCCTGTGTCGGGGTCTACTTCAAAAGAGGTTCTAGAAAGAGTAACTTCCTGACCTGTGTATCTCTGAGAAGTCCAAGGCTGGATAACTTGGTTATATCTCTGTTGTCCATACCAGTAGGCAAGGATAGAGTTTGAGTGAATGACTCTCAGGATTGTATCATCAGGAATATCTGTAATTAATGGACCTACTGGAGAAGTCCTAACAGCCTCTACACCAATATAGAGTGGATCCAACTCTGTTAAGAATTGAATCTCGTATCCTTCTCCAATAGTAGTCCCATCAGTTGACTTTACTGTATCTGGGACAGTAATAGTAACTTCTTGGTTGGTGTCTAAAACATCATTATTGTTAAATGTAAATATAGCCTGCCAAAGAACTGAGGTCCACGTACCGGAGGTAGTCAGGTCAACGACAGGTGTGAAGGGATCTCCAAGGACATCCCGCGCTATAATTGTAACCGGTCCACCTGCGCACGACTGCGGAGCAGTGAGGGTGCTTAGGTCAACAGGTTTGTTAAAACATAGAGTAATCGTTGGATTGCCACTATTATCTAGGTACAATCCAGATGGATCAATTTGAACCTCTCCATCATATGGTCTGGTGGATCTCACCTGATAGATGGAGAAATAATCTACACCATCAGGATATAAGATACCAGAAGGAACTCCTGTTGGAATAACATCTACAGGAGGTTCGAGGAATCTACCATCATTTGTAGTAAATTCCCATGTGTAGTTCTCGGTAAGGATATCGCTATCACCCCAAGCATCTGGGATAGATCGGACACCACGAGTTTGGCCCTGAACTACAACTTTATAATGATGGCGGACTAGGAGAGGATTATCAGGAGTAAATGTAGCTGTGTTTGTCGCTACATCAAAAGTATACTGGCCAGCAACAATCTGATATTCCTGGTCATATACAACGAAGGTTGATCTGGAGATAGAGGAGATATCAATTGCGCGAGAAGCTGAAATCGTGAACTGGATCGTTGATCCAATATAGACTTCAATCGCACCATTCAAAGGGCTTGAAGAAGTAATACTAGCCATGAGCTGTTACTCCTTTACCCTTGATGGCTACCTTCCTTAATTAGCAGAGCCGGTAGATACTTCTACCTACCGGCGTCTGCGTTATACTTCAGTGTTCAGTCCAGATTAGATATTACGATCTGGGCTTGCAACACTCGAGACTTGGTGGACGTCCGTGAAGTTATACGTCTGAGCCAAGGCGATGTTACGGGCAACAGCGATGCTCTTACCCTGCGACAGCGTTCCAAGACCGTAGATCTCACGGATCTTGATGGAACGGATATCGCGGAGAGGATCGTTGAAGTCCTCGGTGGAGACATCTTGCTTCTGAACGATGACGCCAGTTTCTGCATCGTCGATCACGTAGATGTCGGTTAGTGGGCACTTGGCCTTTCCGTTCTCGTCGGTCACCAACGTAGAGGTAGCAACGGAACCATCGGACATCTTGGTTACGGTTGCACCCTTCGGGATGAAACGGACGTACGGGGAGATGAGGACGCGAAGAGGAACAGGGAACACACTGTTCGGGATCGAGACCTGCATCGTGGACATTTGAGGAGCCAGAGTCTTCTGCTTGAAGTTCGGGCTATTGTCCCAGCCAGTCTCTCCCATCTTACCGGAGAACTGACCACCCCAGAACTGACGACCACCCATCCAAGCGATCTCGCGCAGGAACGGATCCTTTGCGAACATGGCCCAAGCGAATGGGGACATGATGATCGTGTTGGGAGTCCATGCACCCTGGAACAGGTATGCAATCATGTCGAACAGGTCATCCAAATGGATGCCACCATTCAACGCGCCGGTACGGTCAACACCGCGGGTAGCTCCGACAACTGCCTTGTCAGGCTCAACGTTGTCAAAGATCTTCTGACCCATCGTTGCGAACAACGTGGCGCACTTGACTTCCTTGTGACGGGCAAGAGCGCGTCCAGCTGCGCGGAGGTGCATGCCGATGACATCCCACTGGGAGTCATTGATCATTTCCTCCGTGATGCGAACCAAGAGACCGGACTTCGTCACATTGATAGCGACGATGTTACCGCCCCCGAGGTCCAACTGCTTCTCAGGATATGCTGCTGCTTCCGGAATATCCTCTGCAGTCATTGCACCAACAGCCGGGAACTCGATAGAACGCCCGACATTGAGACGGATAGTCTGGAATAGCTCGGAGATGACGAGCCGTGGCTCGATGGCTTCCTTTACGACCTGCGAGATCACCTTGGGGATGAACATCGTAAAGTCGGTAGAAACCAACAAGTCCTTGACCTTGAAGGTCTTATCGTCAGACACAACGCCGTTATTGTAGAATGCCATCTCGACATTCCGGTGCAGCTTATCACGTACTTCTTTTGCAACGGCTGCGTCATTGATCTGCTGTGTACTCATTTAGGGGTTTCCTCCTGTTAGGGTGCCTTAGAACTTCAACCGGATACGGACGGCTTTCGTTGCGCCGACAGCAGCCAAGTGACCTGGCATACCACCCGTCTCGGAACCTGGGGTTTCGGAATACGGGAGGGTCTGCACGTACTGCAACATATCCTTCGGGAAGTCCGTGTCAACCAACAGGACCTGTCCAACGATCTGCTGGATCTCATAAGCAGTCGGGGCAGAGACATTTGCTGGAGTCCACTTAATGAACTTACCGTTGGCATCAGACTGCACGAAGTCGTTGTTAGCGAGATTTCCATCAGCAGTCTGCGCATAGGCTAGGGCATTGCACTTTGCCTTGGCAGCCGCAACAGCTTCTGCCACGGTAGAAGGAGAGCCCAAGTCAGCATATGTGAAATACGGAACCTCGACAACACGCTCGCAAAGAATGCCAATGGCATCGCTCTGAAGCTTGTAGTTGAGGTAACGGCCTTTGGTGTCCTGGAAGACGTCTAGAGGAAGAACACCAACAGGGATGTTCGCAGTGACGGCAACTGTCTCACCAGCAATGGCGAGAGTTCCATCAGCTTTACGAACGCCAGCGTTTTGATCATTCATGGTGTAGGTGTACGCACCGTTGGTTGTATCCCCACCATTTGCGGGAACCAAGTTACCATCAGTATCGATAGCAACGATAGTTCCCTTTACTAGTACAACGAAGTCCTTGGTCTCATTGTCCATAAAGACAACAGGCAAGTTCGTGGCAGGCTTGTAAGCTACTGCCGGACGGTCAGGATCGCTGACCTCGAACATTGGCCGGGTCCGGGACGTGAAGGCCCAATTACGGACTGGCAGCTTAGAGGAATTGCCTACTGTTTCAGCCATTTGTTAAAAACCTCCGTGGTTTTCCTTACTTATCTACTTGCGGCATGTAGCGCCCGCTAAACAGCAAGGCCCCGATTTCAACGGGCGACATAGAGTCAATCGCCTTATGAATTCGATCTAGTTCAGTTCGAACAGGAGATTCCTGTCCGTCAGAGACTGCGACTGGTGCAGGTTTGACTTGCTTCGACGTCTTGGAGGCTTTCTTCAGATCAGCAATCTGATCTTCGATAGACTCGAAAGAACGCTTTTGCAATTCAGTGCTTGCAGCCGTACGCTCTTCATCACTTGCGTAGGTTTCCAGTCCTAGGCTCTGCTTCAGATCTAAGAGCTGGGCGATACGTTCATCGCGGAGCTTAGACTGTAGATCGGCCAACTTCTGGACCAGGGTCCTATTCTCCTCAGTAATCTCGCGGTGTTTCTCCGTAAGATCTTTGATCTGAGGATCTTCTGCCGCGGGCTTGTTAGCCTCAGGCTTAGCACTATCGGTAACTGCTGGAACTTCTGGAGCAGCTTCCGTTGCCTCCGGTGCATTCTTACCATCCGTCGCAGGAGCAGCTGGAGCTGCTTCGACAACAGGTTCAGATGCAGGAGGAGTGGCTACGACACTTTCTGCAGCAGGGGCTGGTGCAGCAGCAACCGGTTCAGCGGCTGGAGTAGCTGCGGGAGTCTCTACTACAGGAGCATCAGCAGCTGGAGTAATATTGTCTGCCACTGTTTTAGCCCCTTTCTCAGGGATCTGGGTCTCCGATTTGGACAGGTCAGCAACAACCTGAACGAGTCTTTGACCGTAGACCTTATACAGACTATCAACGGACGTCTTATCGTCCAACTGAACCATCTTGTTCAGAGAATCATTCAATGCGTACATCTTGAAGAGACGCCTCGAACTATCAACGACAGCTTCCTGAACAGCGGTTGCGTCTTTATAGTTATAGATTTCTAGAATGCTGTCCTTTGCGTCTCCGGCGACTTCCCGGTTAACGACCATAGCGAACGGATCCGCCGGCCCATTAACCCAAGACCATTCATCCCAGACGAAGTTTCCACCATACCAGAAAGCTAGTTGCTCAAGTTCCGTTTCATCGTCAGTATATTCATGACCGAAACGATGCTCGCAACGGCCATCTGTAAGCCAGTTTTGCTTACAAATGGAACAAGTCATTTCATCAGTCTCACCACTAACAGAAACGGTGAGATATCTTCCATCGAGAACCTTAGCGACCGCATCTGGGTCTGAGATATTAGAAAGGTTCTGCATAAAGCCAAGACCGCGGTAAGAGTAATCGCGGTTGGCGATGGAGTTCTTAAAGTTTGGCGAAGCTGCGGGAACCGTAGAACGCCAAATAGACCCCAAGTTTCTCCCAAGGGGCTCTTCATGCATGTCGTGGTTTTTGAGGATCGGCTTTAGATAGGGCTCGGTCCACGACTTGGTAGAAGCTGCCAACTTCTCAGGATGATAGTAACCGAAGTTACCATTAACAATTCCACCATGCGTGACTGCCACTTCAGTAAGAAGACCAACGCGGCTATTGCCCTTCGCAGAATCAAGAACCATATTAGCTAGATGGTCTTTGATCTTTGGAGCAATTGGTTCTAGCGAATCTTTGATGCTGAACGCATTGTAGATCTTAGCTAGTTTAGCCATTCGTTTCCTCTGTGTGAGGTTCGAGAGTGCATTCACAGTTTATATGATGCGGCGGAACATCCGTCGGATCAGCATATTCGATGTCGATTACGGTACCATCAAGCTCTTTACACTTAGCACATGCACCCGAGTTCACACAGACAACGGCTTTGTTTATTCCACTCTGCCTAATCGCATAAGCATGTCCGTAGTTGAAAGACTTGCTTATACCAGTTACAACTGCAGAATCGAGATAATACTTTCTAACATCGAATAACGACGTTATGGTCTTGACTTTTTCAGCCATACCAGGGGTTGATTGCCCCAATATATTCATAACATCATTTTGTAGGTTTGTCACCGTTTTACGGATATATTTTGAATATTGGTCAACGACATCTTTAGAGGTTGCGTCATTGACAGCTGCTCTTGCCGCGGCGACTCTACTTGGGTTCTCTACCATATACCCATCGATGAAGGCATTGTCCAGGAAAGGCCGAGTGGTTCTATTAATAGACTCTTCCATTAGCCCAAGAGTCATTTTGGCCTTATTTAAATGAGAATCCTGTGTTCCAACACCATCATTCTCGATCTTAGATAGCAAGTCAATGACATCTCTACGAGCATTATCATACTGTTTGCTTACATCGGTAACGAGTTTCTTAACAGACTCATTGCGCTTTACCCTCGCAATGTCAGTCTTGGCATCCACGATCTGATCTCTCTGGCGTCCAGGAGACGATTTGGTGCCATGTTGGTTGGAAGGTCTTACCGCATTCTTATTAGTGTTACTTGCTGCAGTTGGAGCGGACGAAGCTTTTTGAGTTGCGGAGATCTGAGCAGCCTGGATATCAAACTCATTGAGTTTAGCAGGACCAAACAGATTGAAGAAGAGTTTCTGAGCATCCTCACTAGCTGGATCTAGGACTTCATAGCCGACACCAATACGATACTCGTCATAGGTAATGGCATTATTAAGGAACAACTGAGTAAGCTGGTTCTCTTTCTTAATCTTACTGTCAATATCGATCTCATTGAAGAGAAGATGAGCTTCAATGGCATTAGCCTGATCGTATGTCTCGTATCCGCCTTCTTGCAAGAGTTCCTTGATAACGAACTCATCCCAGAAGCAGGCGAATACTTTCTGATAGAATTTAGCCTTCTCAGTTAGGGAGTTGTACATAGTCTCAGAGGAAGCTCTAGAAGCTCCGCCGGCCATACCGTAGGAGACTTCTCCAATCCCGAGACCCTTGATAACTCTTCCCTGGAAATACTCGAGATACTTCTCTGCATTGAGAGCTTCGCCTTGCGTCCCAAGGACTTCAACCTTGTGGTGCCAAGGAGTAACGAATCCACCTTCAGTTGGAAAGTTCTCAATATCGGTTGCAATCTTCTCAACTTCTTCCGGCTCAGTCTCGTGGTCTTTATTCCCAACGATGTACTGATAGAGAGGGAAAAGATGCTGGTGGATTAGAAGTTCGACGTTCTCTTCGATATGGCGCATAACACGGATATCATCAAGGACAGGCCAGATATATGGCTCTCCGATATTGTTTCTCTCATACTTGAAACAATAGATATGGATCATATCCTCAGGGCGGACACTCTTTGGTTTAGAGTTTCCTCCTCCGCCACCTGCCCCTTGCACGGTAGGACCGACGGTATACTTCTTGACATTGCCCTTGTCATCTCTCTCAGGAGTAACAGTAGTTGCATCAAGACGTATATATGTGGAGATAGGATCTAGACCGAGGGCATTCTTAATTGGATTGCCACTAGAGTTCTCAGCATCACGGACTTTAAACAAATAGCAGTTTGAGTATTTGATCAGATCGTCTAGGCATTCTCTGACTAGGATGTCATTCGGCTTGCCAGATACAATCCCGATCTCAACGAAACGCTGTTTGAGATACGTCATTGTCTCGGCATCTTTGCATCCAATTGTCCATCCACTATTGGTTGCTTTCTCCGCGATCTTGGAGAATGTCTGCATGACAATAGATTCACTATCAACGAATTTATCGATGATAGAGAGATCGTATGTCTGAGTAGATCCACCGGTTCCAGCTGTCCTAGCTGTTACGGTAGGGGGATTAACGGCAAAGCTTTTCTTGACGACAACGACATTCTTCGGATCGAACTTATCGTTGACTTTAGCCTGTTGTACAGGAGCGTCAGGTGTTCCGAATAATCTTGAGAAAAAGTTTGCCATTAGGACTGACCCTTCAGATTATTGATCCACGCCATAACCTTCTCAACATCTTCCTTAGGAATCTTCTTTAGGCAGTCGTTGAAGTTGTCATGACCGGCAACATTGGTAACTGTAACCGTACCAGTAGTCCCTCCAGATGTAGTGCCTATATCTGTAGGAGTATCAGGCAGGTTATACTGATCTCTAACTTGGTTGTAAAGAGAACTCAGTTCTGAGTCTGTTGGTACATTCGAGTTACGGCAAAGTTCACCATTCTTCCGAGCCCTGATAATGATATCAATAAGCTTCAGAAGTCTTTTAGCCGATTGATTCTTCTCAAGTCCATCCACATAGATGACTTGATACTTCTCCTGCAGTTGCAGGGAGTTGTTAAGATCAATAGCTAGATCGAGGATGGAAAGCTCAATATCCCGTATATATTTTAACATGTTGTCAACAAAAGCATTCCAGGATAAGCATGTCCCTAGCTTATAAACATCGCTCGAGACAGATAGATTGAGCCGGCCCTTAACATTTCGGTTAATCTCATCAAAAAGGTTCGAAACAATAGATAGAATCTGTGACAATAGGACCTTTTGGATTGTCTGCCATAGGTTGCCTAGCGAGGAGTCCAAACTCTCAAAAGCTAGAGCCTGTCTATTCATAGACATCCGGAGGATTGCCTGGCATGTCCTTAGGAACCTATCGTCATTAGCTCCTAGGAATCTAAATAGACAACAGAATAAGTTATCAGTAAAATGCCCACCTAGGATGCGATTCATCCTATCCAAGGAGGAACTATAGTAGTCTTTCTGTAGAGTAAGGATACTCACCATATCGGAAGGGAC